ATTCTAGACTAGAATTTAATACTAGAGATAATAATAACGAATACTTCAGATGGACACACACTACAGCTAATAATGAGGCAGATGCTTCTTCACCAGGTGGAACATATGAGTCAATGAGATTGTCTCCAATTAATTCCGGTAGTAACTCTATATTAAAAGTATCTGGAGATATTATAGCAGATTCACTTACGATGGGTGAGGGTAGTGATAACGGTTCTGCCGTAGACTTCTCTTCTATCTTAGGAGGAAGCGCTAATTTTGTCCAAGGTAAGACATCTCTTGTAGGAGCAGGTAAATCTAATGAAGTACATTCAAATAGTTCTATAATTGGAGCAGGTGAGAGTAACGTTACTAAAGGAGATAATACTTCAATCACAGCCGGTAATCTTAATGCAATACAAGAAAATGCTACTAATAGTTCAATAAGCAGTGGTCAAGAAAATGCAATAGCAGCACCAACTTCTTTTATAGGAAGTGGTAGAGCTAACGATATTAAAACTGGTGCAGATGATTCTGCCATAGTAGGTGGTAAATCTAACCGAATCGCAGCGAATGTAATATCAGCCTTTATAGGAGGTGGATATGAAAACCAACATTATGGAAGCGGATCATGCTATAGTGCAATAGTAGGAGGTAGAGGTAACTGTATATTTGGAGGAGAAGCAACTGGACTTGATAGTGAATTTCAATTCATTGGAGGAGGAAAAGATAATAAAACAAAAAATGAATACGCAGTAGTAGTTGGCGGTACAGGAAATATCGTAGAAGGTGAATCATCACTTATAGTAGGAGGATCTAGTAACAAAGTAGTTCCTGCAACAGCAACTATTGTAGGAGGTCAATTAAACAAAATAGACGATGGTGTATCTTCTAACATTGTAGGAGGTCAAGAAAACAGAATTGAGAATTCAGTCTTTACAAATGTACTAGGAGGATTTAGAAATGAAGCATTAGGAGTATCTAACTACTCTTCTCTTCTTGGAGGTCAAGAAAATAAAATAGAGGAAGCAATTCAATCTACAATCGTAGGAGGAAGAGCGAACGGTATTAATAGAGCCGAGTATTCAAATATATTAGGAGGTCAAGATAACAACTTAGATCGTTCAAATAATTCTAGCATTATAGGTAATAGTAATAATTTATCAGATAATGAAAGTAGCCATATTATTGGTTCATCAATATCAGTAGAGTCAGGACAGCAGTTTACTACATTTACTAATAACTTAATGTTAACAGGTAGTGCAGCAGTTCCTTTATCAGGTATTATGACACTAGAGAGATTAGAAACAACACCACCTAAGAAATCACTAATTGGAGGTTCAATCTTCCATTCAGGATCAGCAGGAGCAGGTTGTTTATACTTTACTCCAGACGGTACTACAATCCAGCAAATAAAATTTGCTTAATAAGTAAACAATTTATCTAACAAGATAAATTAAAATGATAACTATGCCAACATGGACTTATAAAGGTAGATTAGTTACCGAAATAAACGACATGCCGGAAGGAACATATGGATTTATATATGAAACAACTCATAAATCTTCCGGTAAGAAGTACATAGGTAAAAAAGTTTTATTCTTTGAACGTAATAAACGACTAGGAAAACGAGCATTAGAAGCTCTTAGAGAAGAACGTAAAGCTAAAGGTATTAAAGGAAGAGTTCCTCTTAAACAAAAAGTTATTACAGAATCAGATTGGAAAGATTACCATGGATCTCATAAAGAAATTTTAAAGCTCTTAAAAGAAGAAGGTGGAGAGGGATTTGAAAGAAAAATACTTTGCTACGTTCCAACTAAAAAACTTTTAACTTACTATGAATGTAAATACCTATTTATAAAAGAGGTACTAGAACACGACTCATTATTCATTAATGACAATGTTCTTGGTAAATTTTATAGAAAAGACTTTGAAATATGATTAAAATAAAAGATATTATTGGACTTCCATCTCTACAGTACCATGTAGATAACAATCTCTCTTTACATGAGAATGTCTACCGCTATTCTAGCGAAAGCTATATACAATTATTTGCTGAAGCAAGAGATGCTTGGAGAGACGGTATAATTGAACTTGAAGTAGAAGATGCAAATCTTATAGAAACAACAGATATAGGATTATATGGAGAGTATAATGGACAAAAAGTACCATTAGATTTACCTATGTTAAATGAAATTGATGAAGATGATGAATACGAAATAGCATCTCGAAAACTATTTGATATGACTTGGGATGAGGTACGTAGACAGAACAATCAAGATATGGTACAAGATGTACATGATGAAGTTTCTAAAGACGATGAAGAAGATTGGGATAATGATGATAATTTTTATTCACTAAAAGAAGATAGAAAATATAATCAAGAAGAATTACTTAGATTAGATTTAATTGCTCATCGTAAATTTAACTGCGATTATGAAAAATGTACTGATGATCAAAAAGCTGAAGTATTAAAAGATAAAGCTAAAGTAGGTGTTAAAGAAGCTAAATACAAAGGTAAGGATGTACCTTTAAACAAACCTAAAAGAGGCGGCTCTAAAAAGTTCTTTGTATATACTAAAAACAAAAAAGGAAATGTTGTTAAAGTATCATTTGGAGGAACAACAGGTTTAAGTGTTAAGATAAAAGAAAAAGGAGCAAGAGCATCATTTGCAGCAAGACATAAATGTGCTACTAAAAAAGATAAAACAAAACCAGGCTACTGGGCTTGTAATGTAGGACGATACTGGAAGTCATTAGGAGGAGCAAAAAACTTTAGTGGATACTGGTAGACCTTACATAGAGACAAAAAAAGAAAGTTATTTAATTAGGGAGTTCACTCAGAATACTCCAGAAGATGAATTCGTTTGGCATAGAGATAGAGAAGATCGTTGGATAGAATCTATTAATCAAACTAATTGGCAATTCCAATTTGACAACACACTTCCTGTATCTTTACATGATAACAAGCTATTTATACCCAAAGGCACATATCACCGCTTAATAAAAGGCACAGGTGATTTAGTCGTAAAAATATGGCAAGAGTATTAAGTATAGGTAACTATAAAGGGCAAGCAAAAAAGAAGAGACCTGGAGTACATTCAAAAACAAAGAACTCCAATTCAAAAGGTTCTAAATTTTATGCTAAAGCCTATAAAGGACAAGGAAAATGAAATTATCAAATATCATACTAGAGTACGGAGAGTACCAACAAGAAGAAGATAAATTAGCTAGAGACATAAAAAATCGTTTCGATCTAGGTAGAGTATCCGTGAGTATGGGTAATTATTCAGCAGGAAGAGAAGATAATGATCCATTAAAGGATATGTCTTACGGTAAAATTACCTTTATGACAAGAGGTGACTTTGAAGATAGTACTTGGAATAAAATACTTTCTTATGTTAAATCATTAGATTTTGAAATAACATCTGATTCTAATTACTTTGACGAAGATCCTGGCGAAAGATATTACTACCCTTCAATAAAGTTTCACTTTAGAAACTTAACTAAATAAAATGTATGAGACTCTCACACGTCATATTAGGAGAAATACTCTACTACGATCCAGGATTTGAAAAAGAAGTAGATAAAATAACAGACCTAGGAGGTAAACATCTAGGCTCAGGAGATTATGGCTCTGCTTTTCTTCTTAATGGACGAGTATATAAAGTAACAACAGACGAAATAGAATTAGAACATGCTCTTGTACTTAAAGGAGTAAAGACTAATAACTTTGCTTTTATCTACGATGTAGAAGTTTTAGAGAAAAAGTTAGGAATTATACAAATGGAGGTTCTAGGAGAATTCAAAGGTGAAATACCAGAAGAATGGGTTGAAAGAGTTAATCGAGAAGCAGCTCAACTAGGTATAGACCCTGATGAATTAGATATAAGACCATCCAACATAATGGTTAATCAAAAAAATCACCTTAAATTAGTTGATATATAGAATTATTATTCGTATCTTATCTATATATTAGGTAATAGTTACGGAATAACTGTATGGATTATACATTCTTATTAGGCTCTATTGAGAACTTATTGGGTAAGTCTCATAAAAAAGCTCGCGAAAATCATGCTTTCCACTGTCCTTTCTGCAATCATAGAAAGCCGAAACTGGAAATAAACATGGCAACCAATGAAGAAGGGCACAACCCTTGGGAATGTTGGGTCTGTCAGACTAGAGGCCGTACTATACGTTCTTTATTAAAGCAGTTGAAGACTCCTAGAGATCAAGCAAACGAAATATTAAAGTACTTACCGAAAGGTTCTAAAATAGATTATAAGCAACTATCTATAGTAGAACTACCTAAGGAGTATCAACTTCTTCATTCAGCATCTGCTACTTCAGTTATAGCTAACCTAGTAAAAAAATATTTATATGAGAGAGGACTTAGCGACAATGATTTTATTAAATATGGTATTGGATACTGCACAAGTGGAGAATATGGAGGACGAGTTATTATACCGAGTTATTCTGCATCCAATCACCTCAATTACTTTGTTGGAAGAAGTTTTGACGGCAACTTCTATAAGTACAAGAATCCGGAAGCTTCCAAAGACGTAATATTTTTTGAAAACTTTATTAATTGGGATGCACCTATAATACTCTGTGAAGGTGCATTTGATGCTATGGCAATAAAGAGAAACGCAATACCTATTTTAGGTAAAAGCTTATCTAAATCGCTATGGAAAAAACTACTCACAGGAAAATTAACAGACATTTATATTGCATTAGATACTGATGCTCAAACACAAGCTTTAGAGATTGCTGAAAAATTAATAGCAGCAGGATTTAGAGTTTTCTTAATTGAACTAAATGGAAAAGACCCATCTGATATGGGATTCAAAACTTTTACAGAATTAGTACAAAACGCAACGGAATTAGATTTCTCTAAGATAATGTTGCAAAAATTAAACCTATGATAAAACAAGGAATGAACATTCTAGAACAGAATGAAAAGAAACGATTAAATTTTAATCCGCAACTTAAGCAGATTAATTTTTTAGACAGGAGAGTTTATAAGAGAGGCGAAGGAGTATATTACCCTTCCGTAACTACTATACTTCAGTATATGCCCAAGAACAAATTTTTCGAAACATGGATGAAAGATGTTGGGCATAACGCCGATCTTATAATGAGAAAAGCAGGAAAACAAGGTACTCAAGTTCATGAAGCTTGTGAAAAGCTTATTCTTGGAGAAGAGGTTTCTTGGATGGACGACTTCGGTAATGCTAAATATTCTCAATTAGTATGGGAAATGATATTAAAGTTCCATGACTTTTGGTCTACATATAAACCTGAACTAATATCAGCAGAAGAATTTGTTTGGTCAGATAAACATAAGTACGCAGGTACAGCAGATATTGTATGTAAACTTAACGGAGAAGTTTGGTTAATAGATATTAAGACTTCAAACAGTATTCATAAGTCTTACGATCTTCAATTAGCATCTTATGCAAAAGCGTTAGAGGAATCTAAAGGAGTAAAAATTGAAAGAACAGGAGTGCTGTGGTTAAAAGCTCATTCTAGAGGACCAAGTAAACAGAAAAAAGTAATACAAGGTAAAGGTTGGAAACTACTTAATATAGATGATATCGACGGAAATTTTGAATTATTTAAAATGATATATAAGCTATATAGTTTAGAACATCCAGTTGTTGAACCTATTTATAATAGCTACCCTACAACCCTAAAACTATAGTATATGAAAAAATTAATAGTATTACTCTTTATAGTAACCTTATCAAGTTGCGGAATTCAATGGAAATACAGCACCCTAAACCACACAGGTCACATAAGTAGTTTACATACTGTTAATGACTATGAAGTCGATACACTAACAGAATCTCAATTTAGATATAAATTAAGAACAGACATAGGTTTTAGATTAGACTTTGCACGCTATGCATTGAGCCAACCGAGATCATTTGATTGGAATAATAGATTGTTAGGAAGACAATATGATTCTAGATATAATTCTTATTATTGGAATAGAGATCAAATGTGGAATGACTGGGCTTGGGGTTATACAGGCTGGAATTCTTGGGGTTCTCCTCATAGATGGTCACCATTTGGATATGATAGATGGGGATATGGAATCTACTATGGTTGGAATAATCATGGATGGGGGTACAATAACTGGATAGGCAATGGGTATTACGGTTGGAATAACTACTATCGGCAAGGTTGGAGAAGAGGCAGCAACTCATACATATACGGAAGAAGAGGGTATAATACATTATTATCTACTACTAGACGTACTGTTAATTCAAAAAGGACAACTAATTATAATAAACAACAAAGACTAAATAATGATGATCAAATTATTAGAAATAATACAAGAACAACAAGATCAACCCAAAGCAGTAATAATGGCAGGTGGAGGGGGAGCAGGGAAGTCATACCTACTAAACCAGTTAGGGTTAGACAGCCTTCAACAGTTCAACCCGGACAAATACGTGGAGGATCCAGACCACCCGTACCACAACAAACTAGGACCCGCGTCAATGCAAGTAGCAAAGGACGTAGCGGCGGCGGCATCTAACAAAGAAAGCCTAGTATGGGATACTACAGCTTCAGGAGCTAAGTTTATGACCCAATTAGACTCTATGCTTGCAGCAGGGTATGGAGTATACATGGTTATGGTTTACGCTCACCCAATGATCTCTTACGCAGCAAACTTTGAAAGAACAGAAAGATCACTTCCATCTGTTGCAGTATTTTCAACTTGGAGAAATGCTTATCAATTAATTGATCACTACCAAGAAAAGCTTAAAGGTAACTTATCTATTTTTGTTAGTGACCGTGGAGGAAAGTTTAGTAAAGAAACTGCAGCGTTCGATAAAGCAGCAGAAGGTGGAGTAGAGGGAATAAAAGAATACTTGAAACAGTATAACGAAGAAACAGGAGCAGGTAAATCATCCTTTTTCTCTCCAGTAGTAATGTCTAAAGAAGAAGAAGAAGCATTTAATAAAGATGTAAGCGGCATAGAGTATAATAAAGGTAATAGATCAGAAGACAAAGCAATTAAACAAGCATTTCTTAAAGCTTTTAAGAAAAACGGTGTAGGACCGGGAGCTGATAAATTAGCAGATGCTGTTAAGAAGTATAGAGATAAAAAAGAAGTAAATGATAAAAAGAGTGATGATGTACTAAAGAATATAGCAGAAATGCTATTTAGTCCAAAATTCCAAGAATTATTAAAACACTCAGAAGTATCAGATATAGATAGTAAAGTCCAAGCATTTTTAAGATGATAGCACTATACCCAGGAGCTTATAAACCACCTCATAGAGGACATTTCAATGTAGTTAAGTCTTTGTTAGATAATTCCTACAACGGATCGATTTATACAAAAGATAACTACAAAGAAAAAGGCTCTGCACTACTTAGTGGAGAAGCAAATAAAAAACCATTCATAGAGAAAGTAATAGTGTTTGTAGGATCTGGGGAGAGAAACGGTATATCTAAGGAAGAGTCAATGTCTATATGGAATACATACGCTAAGTATTTGGGTAATGTAGAGATATTAGATGGAGGCAATAATCCTATGTTTGCAGCAAAAGATTATGCCCAAGCTAACCCTGATCAAGACTTTGTATCTGTAACAGGAATTAGAGGGGATAAAGACTTTGTTGACTTAAGGAGAGTAACAACATTTAAAAATGCTCCTAACGTACAGGGATTAGCATTGGCAGCAGCACCAGGATCTGGAGTTAGAGCTACTGACTTTAGAAATAGTATATTAGCAGGTAATTTAGATAGTATTATAGATTTCTTTCCTAAAGAATTAGGAAGAGAAGAAATATTAAACATATTAGACGACCTAAAGGATAAGATAGTTGCAGAGATAATAAGCAATAACTTATCGGGATTTATTGATAATTACTTTAATGTTAACGAAAATAATAATGCAGAAGAGTTAAATACTCCTAATGTTAATGAAAGAATAGAAAAAGCAATTACATCTGTTAGTAGAGATAAAATTAATAATCTTTATAGTTATATATCTCGATTAATCCCTAGTGGTACAAGTATTAATTTAAATCAAGATAGTATAGTAGTGAAATTTGACGAACCATTAAATGAAGAACAGAGAGCTCCAGAACTTAAAGAATATATAGCATCGTTATTAGAATATATGCTAGACGAGAAGATGAATATAACACCTCTTCCTGAAGTTAAGTTAAGAAAAGATGATGCTAATGCAAACACCTTTTTTGGTAAAACAGCTTACTATGATCCAAACGAAAAAGAAATAGTACTATTTGTAAGCGGAAGACATAATAAAGATATTGTTAGATCTTTTTCTCATGAGATGGTACATCACATGCAAAATATAGAAAATCGTTTACCTAAAATCAGTACTCAAAACACAAATGAAGATGATAGGTTACTTGAGCTTGAAAAAGAAGCGTACTTAGTTGGTAATATTACCTTTAGAAACTGGGAAGATAGTCTAAAAAATTCTGATAAGCAATCTTCTTTAAATGAAGGTCGTTATGATACAATATCAAATAAGTTATCATCAATTGCATTCGAAGCATTCAAAGATATACACGACAGAGGAGATACCTCAGGTAGTTTTTCATTTAGAGTAGATCACCCAGATGAAGAGCATGATATACCGGCCAAAGAGTTTTACTTTGACTTTGAAGGTTATGTAGAAATTACAGACGACTTATACCAACCTGATGGAGGAGCAAATGGTGGATTTGATGAAAAAGGAGAATCAATTACTCCTATGCTTTCTCTTAAATTTAGAATACCAAAAAATCCTACAACTAATCCATCTTGGGAGGATATTTCTTTTGACTTAAAAGATGTTGTTAGACATGAGATAGAACACCTAACCCAAGACGGTGATAACCTTAAAGGTGGGGTTGTTAGTGATGACCCTAAATTAGAAAGACCGAGTAAGTATATGAAAGATGATCAATTACTGAGAGACTTAATTGATGCAGACCTTTTACCTAAATCTCAATACTATAAATTAGAAAAAGAAGTTGATGCAATGCTTCAAGGACTTTACTTTAAAGCTAAAAAATCTAAACAACCTTTTAAAGAAGTAATAAACGACTACCTAGATAAAGTAGATCTAACTGAGAAAGAAAAGAAAGAAGTATTAGATATATGGAGAAAAAGAAGACCTGTACTTTCACTACCTATATTTGAAGACAAACAATCTTCTGATCCAAAATTCATACTTAGTGATGAAGTTAATTTAATATCAAAAGAATTAATAGAGACACTCAAAAATAACTTCTAAATAAGATGTATGTCTCATCTATACAAAAAATATTCCTATAAGTATGAATTCCTAAAATTAGAATTAGAGGATTATACAGAACAATTTGACGAATACAGTATCGAGTGGAAGTCACTATTCGGTAAATACTTTACAAATATAAAGACTGAATTCTGGGTTAATGAATCAACAGGAGAAATGAGGAAAGAAAAACCTGATGATCTTGAAACTGTTAAGGAAGAGAAGAATACTAAGATAAAAAAGCTTTACAGAAAAGTATGTATAAAAGCACATCCAGACAAAGGAGGCACGTTAGAAGAATTTAACACAGTTAAAGACTGTTATGATAATAATGACTACTTAGGTTTAATATCATATGCTACAGAAAATAACATAGATGTAGAACTATCAAAAGAAGATAAAGTTTTACTAAATAAAAGTTGCACTCAATTAGAAGAGAGAATAAATAAAGTTACAAACTCATTAATATTTAAGTTCTTTACTGGAAATGAGATAATAAAGAATGCAGTAATTAAACAACTTGAGGTTGAGTATAAAGTTAAAATAAATGAAAAAGATATACTAGATCAGTTGGATACTAACTAATTTATTCGTATATTTAGTATATAAAATAAAGGTTATGACTAAAAAAGAAGTAAAAGAAATAATAAATGAAGTTTATCCTAAGATAGAGAAATTCTATGGGTATTCTAAATTTATTCCTCATTGTACTCCTTATGTTGAATTACATCACAACATCTATGCTAGATATAGTGGAGAAGAAGAAGCACAAGGGGACGAGGATAATTGTCATGCTGAGTTTGATAGAACCGATAATAGTATAGTTGTTTATTACCCTAATATGGAAAATAGAGAACACGTTATACAGACATTAGTTCATGAATATCAACACTATCTCCAATCACCATCTTGGTTTAAGAGGTATTATAATATGGGATATAATTATAACGATCATCCTTATGAAGTAGCTGCTTACGCAGAAGAATCTAATTTTAAAATATTTGCATGAAAAATAGTATAGTAGACTTATTGGAAGCTTATCCAATACCAGAGAAAAAAGAATTACCGAAGTATAAGATATACTGCGATATGGACGGAGTATTAACTGATTTCGAAAGCAGGTTTGACCATTATACCGGAATGACGCCTAAAGAGTATGAAAGTAGATATGGTGTAACAGGTTTCTGGAATCTGATAGATGTAAAAGTAGGTATAAAGTTTTGGAGTGAAATGTCATGGATGCCAAGAGGCTCAGAACTATGGAGCTTTATTTCTAAGTATAATCCATCTCTACTTACATCCCCGTCTAGAGATAATGGTTCTAGGTTAGGTAAAAACATGTGGGCTAAGGATAACTTATCTCCAAGCCCTAAAGTAATATTTGCTTATTCAAAAGATAAACAAAGATATGCTTCACCAACTAGTATATTAATAGACGATAAAAAATCTAATATTCAAGAATGGGAAGCTGCTGGAGGTATTGCCTTAAGAGTTAAAGGAGGCGATATAGGTCCTGCAATAGAAGGATTAAAAAAACTAGGATATGAATAAAGAATCTCTACTTAAAAAAGAGTTTAAAGAATCTGATGTACAGAGAGTAAGAAATATAGTTAATAAAGACTTCTCTTCTAAGACTAAACTACAAACCGGCTATCAGAAAAAATACGTACATCATAAAGAAGGAGATGTATGGGAAGAGTCAGGTAAGACTTGGACAATACAGAACGGTATAAAACAGAATATTACTAAGTTAGATAAGTTAAAGAAACTAGCTCGAATGCCTCTTTGCTGTCCTAAGTGTGAGAAAAGAATGAAGAATAGGTTTGATGAAAAGATGTTTAAGATACATGGTTTTTGTTTTGACTGTGTCATAGAATATGAAACTTCACTAAAGCATGCAGGTCTGTATGAGCAGTACGAAAAAGACATGACATCAGGTAATATTAATGCATTTATAGTAAACTTAGAAAACTGGGTTGCTGAATCTCTAGAAGAGAATATCAGTGTAGTTACAGAGCACGGAGATAAAGAAGATTGGAGCAGTGTTTCTAATTCATATAAAGATAAAATCACAGATGATCTTAAGCAATATGTAAAGTTATTGAAAGAGCACACTAACTAGACTTTTACTCTATTTATATAAAAGTCTTATAGATGACACAGAAACAATTACTTGAATCAGTACTTCAAGAACTTAGCTCTATTAAGAAGAGCATGCCTAATGGAGAATTAGTGCAAATGGGAAAAGATATGGAATCCTTAAAAGATGATCTATCCGATCTTAAATACACGCTACTTAATCCGGAGGATGGAGTCATAGTGAAGACTAACATGAATACCTCATTTAGACGTAAGATGCAACAAGGTGATAAAGACTTTGTTACTAAGATGATAGAAATAGAGGAATTAAAAAGGTGGAAAGAAGGAGTTACAAAAGCTCTATGGATACTTTTCACAGGATTAGCAGGTGTAATAATTAAAATTCTATCTGAAGTTTTAAAACAATCATGACAAGTAACCAAATAGCAGATATAGTATCAGAGTCCTTAAGAGACTGGTTCAAAAAAGAGAAGTGGGTACGCATCTCTTCTTCTGGTAATATAGCTGGTGATTGCGGAACATCAAAGAATAAAAAGAATCCTGATAGGTGCTTACCAAAAGCAAAAGCACAAAGTTTAACTAAAGGTCAAAGAGCCGCTACTGCTGCCAAGAAAAAGAAAGCAGGTAGTAAAGGAAAAACAATCGTGAAAAATACAAAGAAAGCAACAGTAAAAAAAGAAGCATACGAACCAGGATCTATTGCTCCTGAAGATTTATACTATTCTGATAAGCACGGTAAACTAGTTGCTATGGATGATGTAGACTATAAGTATCATGACAGCCTAGAATTAGTCTATAAAAAAGGAGACGAGATCGAAGGCCCTATGGATGAGGGTCTTTGGGCTAATATTAACGCTAAGAAAAAAGCAGGAAAGAAACCTTCTCATGGTAACTCTAATGCTCATAAAGCTGCAGAAAAAGCAGGTAAAGCTCTTGGTAAAGAGTCTGCAAATCCACAAGACGGAAAATCAGCACCATTTGGTTCTGGGTATAAAACTATAAAAATGAAACTAAAAAAAGAAGACGTAAAAAACTTAGTAGTAGGACTACTCCATGAAATGAAAAGCAGTATGGTCACTTTCGGGTATGATTTAGACGCAATTCAGGATGTTGTAGATCACTTAAGAAGTAATTATAAAGAAGGTCAAGATTATGAGCTTCATATTGGAAGAGGAGATGATTTACCTAATGCTATTACTTTTCCTAAAGGAGAATTTCGTGATGATTACGATTTAAGTGATATGTTAAATGCAGCACAGAGTGATGAAGATGAGTATGATGCATACACTGATAATGACCTTAATGAGGGAAAAGACGATAGGTGTACTAAATTAGCAAAACAAAAATATGATACCTGGCCATCAGCTTATGCTTCAGGAGCAGTAGTTAGATGTAGAAGAGGGGATATTTGGAAAAAAGAATAATATGAAATTTATAAGTATTCTTAAAGAAATGAGAAAAGAAGCATGTCCTTCTGCAACTCAAGACTTAAAACTTAATACAAAGAATAGAGACTCTGCAATTAGAGCTCAACATATTCAGTACGGTCCTTTAAATGTATCGGAACCCGGTAAATATTGGATTGATATAGCTAAGTATTGGAATACAACAGAAGAAGCAGCAAAAGGAACTAATTGTAGTAACTGTGTTGCTTTTGACATTTCTCCTAGAATGGAAGAATGTATGCCTGGAGTTACATCTGATGAAGATGGAAAGTTAGGTTACTGCTGGATGCACCACTTTAAATGCCATTCAGCAAGAAGCTGTAGAACATGGGCAAAAGGCGGTCCTATAGATAAAGATAAAATATCTCAAGATTGGCAAGAAAGAAATGAATAAGACTTCACTAGCACAGCTTATAGGGGAAATTGTAGACGATAAAATCGAATGCAATAACTGTGACTGGTCATGGAACAGAATAGACGGAGGAGATGATCTATATATTTGTCATAAATGCAACCACGACAACACACCTCAAGCACTAGAGAATTTTAAAGACGGTAAAACAAAAGGTAAATCAAAACCCGGTAGAGTAAAGAAATCAGGAGCTAGCTGTAAAGGATCGGTTACTGACTTAAGATCGAAAGCAAAAAAATACGGTGGCGAAAAAGGAAAAATGTATCATTGGTGTGCTAACATGAAAAGTGGTAAAAAATGATACTATCAGATAACAGACTTAATAAAGAACCTTACTTTATAGATCCATCCGAAGACGTAGAAATACTTAAAGATACCAATTCAGTAGACCTATTTGACCAAAATGGTTACCATTTAACAAAAGCTGAACAAGCTTTTTTAGTTACTAATGGTTTCCGTCAAGTGGAACGTAGACATGAAGACTGTTTAAGGTACGACTGGTTTACATCCGATAAAAGAAACGGAGCTCATATTAACCACTCAGACCTATTTGAAAGAAAAGGCTTCTCTTCAGTTGCTAAAGAACAATTAGAATACATTGCTGAAGAATATAACCCTATGCTTTATAAGTTAATAAAGATGAAACCTAAATGGGGTATTGATATATCAATTGATTATGTATCAAAAGATGCTGTATTTGAAGTTTTTCATTACGAATGGGATTCATTTAACTTTGAAATATTAAGTGAAAAAAAGTTGGAGATTGAGAATTTTATTCTTAATTTAGATTGGGACGATGCTGCTAAAAAACTTTGGCATAAACGAAAGGAATGGTACGACTTAGATTTTTTTGAACAGACACAATGGAGAACTGATTATTTTGGACTAACCCCTGAAAAGTTTAAAAACGTTATTTGGGACAATTAAACTATTTATAATATACACGTATATAAAATTTATATTCAATGAAATACCAAGAAATAAAAAAACGCCTTGATAAATGTCAAGTAAGCCTAGAGCTATTACAGACGAAGCAGGCAACAGTAACTGCTTCTAGTAACACAAATAACTCAAAACGTACAAAGACTGCAATTAAGGTACTTAAGGAGAGTATAAAGATATATAAGAAAATACTGAGTGAAGGTGAAGAGTCTTACTTACTCACTCCTAAAGGAGGAAAACCAACCTTAGCTAAACTATCCTCGGCTGAAGTAGATGCCTTAAAGGATTCAGACGATGTAGATAAGATTAAAACAGCAAGTGGAGACGAAGTTAAAGAATCAAATCTATTAACAAAAAATAGTGGTGTAGAATTTTCACTTGAAGAAACAAAAGATATTGCTAAGCTAGTAGGTAAGGCATTAGCAAAAACTTTAAAGAAAGCTGGAGATGAACTTTCTAAGATGAAAGCTCATAGAATAGATGTTAATAGTTTTGATATATATGTAGAATATAAAAAAGATGTTAATGTAGATGATTTTTCATTTTATATAGCAAACGATAAATTACATATTGTTGACTTTACATTTAATAAAGAATTAGTTGAAGTAGGCGTAAAACCTTCAGGAGAAGGAATTATTAATATAGATGTATTATCGAACGAATTACTTAAGCATTTTAAATCACTAAGTGAAGGAGGAGATTACGATCCTGACCAAATGCAAAAAGATGATGAAGAAGATCACGGAGTAGGGTATGACGACGAAGGTCGTCCGCTAGGTGAAGGAGAAGGAGATGATCATCACTATATTAAAGTAACAAGATCTGATTATAAACCTGCAATGGCTATATTAAATGATAATATAGATCCAACTTATGTTAAGATGGATGTAGTAGATAACGATGGAGCAGGTAATGTTATTATTTACTTTATGTTTAGACATGAAGACGGCTTTGACGATATGTATGACGACTCAGAGAACCCAGATTCTGAATTTTATCAAGAACCAGAAGAAAATCCTAATGCATTTATGTATGATATGGTAATGGATTTAGCTGCAAGAGGAGTAGATGTAATTGAATCAAGTCATTCTGATGATGTAGATGAAGCAATGGACATTAACGATCCGGTAATGCTTAAAGTTAGACGAGCTAAAATGCATTCAGATAAAATGAAACAATTAGATGATTATAGCAAATCCCCTGAAGGAAGAGCAGCAGCTAGATCATTTGCTAGTTCAGAAAGAAAAGAATCAAAAGCAAGAGAGGTTGTTCGTAAGTTAAAAATTAAAAGAGCTCAAGTAATGAGCGATATGGAGAACGATCCAGAAATTGAATCAACAGGAGGTCCAGTATCTGATATGTATGGAGATCAATTAAATAAGATTGATAATGCTATTGAAAAAGCAGCATCTGTATATAATAAACCTATGAGTTACGATACAGCAGTAGGTAAAGTATCAGAATCAGAAATGCATTCTACGTTTGAAGATTATATTGCTAAATTAGAAGAAAGAGTATATGTTGAGCGATTAAGTGACGGTAGAATTTTTATACACCCTTTGGACAAACCAGGTGTAAATAGACCTTCAAGAAACTACATTATAATAGACGGTAATAATATAACATCAATTCAAGGATACGATTCAGGTCCAATAGAGGACTTAGCAAAAAAATATTACTTAGAAGTTGGAACTTCACAACTAACCCCTATGGGTAAAATAAATGCTAGAGGCAGAGTATCATTACTGTCTACTAACATATTAGTAGATGCTATCAAAGCAATAAAAGATTCAAGAGAT